TGTAGCCGGAAAAAAATCTTCTGCAACAATTGCATACACGTCATACGTCGAGTCAAACGTAGATTCAATATCCGCTGTTGCTGCCGCACTTGCATTTACAGTTGATAGATAAATCCAAGAGCCACCACCCGGAGCAGCTACCCAAGACGGAGCCGAAGAGCCGTTGCTCTGCAAAATCTGACCAGCAGTCCCAGCCGCTGTGTTTGCATACGTTGTCCCGTCGCCGTACGTTACGCCGCCAGCCGTGGGTGTGTTGTTACCTGTGATTACTACTGCCATAATTTACTCCTGCGTTAGCGGATATTTTGTAAGCAGTTCAAACGCCTGCTCAGGGGTTATATCTTGTGATGCTACATCATCTACGTTACTTCCGTCACGTATTGCATGGATGCAGCAAAACACCGTGTTTGGTTCCTTGGCAATAAACTGATGAACTACGCCTTTAGGAGTTACGATCAAATGTGGCGCAGTAAAGTCTTGCTCGCCCTTGTTATGTTTCATCGTGACTGAGCCAGCCGCCAACAAAGTGATGTGGTCAAACACATGAGCATGGCCCTGATGTGTATCGCCAGCATTAACAAACTGGTGCATCTTGACAAATAAATTATCAACAAGCCGGATGTCGGTTATCGGGTTAGACACGAGTTACTCCAAGATTTTCACTCTGAAAAGTATTTAGTATTTGTTCTTTAAATAAGGCCATAAGCCTTTGCGCCTCTGCTTCACCCTCAGCTACTTCAACTTGTCTTTTAATTGTTTCTGTTTCCGTCATAGGGCGAACATGATGCACATCTTTCACAATACCATCAATCCATTCGTATGTCACACCTTCATAAACCTCATAAAGACCAAGGATCGGGAGTTCTATGCGTTCAAAACGTGCAAACTCAGACGGTAAATTGTTAACATCTATTTCAGGGAATGCTTGCCTAAAATTGTCACCAAAAATTGGATGCTCAAACGGCTGTCCATTAATAATGCGAATATATAGTTCCATTACAAATTGCCCGTATTTGTTGATGGGAATGTGCGTGTAGTGCCCGGCCAAATAATGCGTACCGCACCAAGTGCGCCATTACCACCAGAGTTCACGTTAATGCCCTGCCAATTAAATGCAGAACCGCCGCCGCCTCCATAAGCCCCACCACTACCGCCGTTTGTGTTTGGCGGGTTTGTAGTAGTACTAGTACCCGATCCGCCAGTTGCACCGCCCGAACCGCCAAAACCTCCTGCTGTAGGTGATGTCTCACTATTTCTTGCTGCTCCACTTGCGCCTTCCCCTAAAATACCTACGCCACCACCACCGCCACTGGCATAGTAAATAATAGGGTGTTTACCATCATTGAACGTCCAGCGACCTGCTCCGCCACCACCGCCGCCTCCTGAGCCACCCTGACTAGTTTGAGCGCCATCACTCACATTTGGGCCTGCACCACCAGCACCAGAATATCCACCAGCGCCACCTCCTCCAGCCATGGTTGTAGTCCCTATGCCACCACCATTACCGCCCCCAGTGCCAGTACCACCAGATCCACCAGCGCCAGACCCACCAACAATAGTAGCAGATCCACCATTTGCCACAACAGTTGTTGTATTAAAACTTGATGCTCCACCATTTCCACCGGGACTACTCCCATTTACACTTTTTGTGCCAAAAACTCCTACTACAACCGCGTATGAAGTACCCGGAACAACCGTTATATTATTTCCATATCTTAGTTCCCCACCGCCGCCAGCGTAGTTAGCAGATGCGCCACCACCACCGCCCACACAGACAACTGAAACAGAAGTAACGCCCGCAGGAGCAACCCATGAAAAAGTACCCGCAGTTGTAAAGGCTTGTTGCCCCGGCGGAGCGCCAAACGATCGTTGGTTCTGAAAAACAGCCTGTAATACACCGCTCATGTCAAACCGCTCCCGCTGATAAGCCATGTTGTGCTGGTCAGTTTAATAGCCGTAGCCGAGCCGTACTGCGCTAATGTGCGTGTACCTGTCGTACCAGCAGAACTCAAATACATTGTGTCAGATGTAATGGCAATACTGATTGACGTTGCCGACATATTCACAAACGTAATTGCCGTACCGATTGGGTATGCAACCGATGCGTTAGCAGGGATTGTGTACGTTGCCGCACCAGCGCCAAGCGCATGGTAGATGTGGTATCCCGAATCGCCAAGCACCAGTGTGTAGCTACCAGCTTGAATGTTTTGCGGGATGTTCAGGTAGCCAATATTGCTAGATGTGTTACCGCCTGCGGGAGAAGCTGCCCAAGCCGGAGCCGCAGTAGAACCAGCCGAAGTTAGTACCTGACCAGACGTTCCAAACGCCGGTGTAGAACCTACACCGATAGCGCCAAGGGTGTTTAAAGTAACAGAAGCGGTTGTGCCGTTAACTTGGAACTGCAACGTGCCGTCGGTATTGCCCGTGCTAGATAGCGCGGTTGTGGTTGTGGTTCCTGCTGCAATAATACTCATATAACTACCCACCTTTGTCCGGATGATACTGTAACGGTGTAGGAATCCGCAATCGTAATCGGCCCTACGGAGAATGCGTTTGAACCTACAGGCAACGTGTAACTTGCACTGACTGTTGTTGTGTTTACTGTTAGTGCGCCACTGGCAACTACGGGGGCTACTGTGTCTTCCCATGTAGGGGCTGCTGCGCCGTTGGAAGTCAGTACTTTACCAGCTACACCTGCGGCTGTATATGCGTGGGCAGTGCCTGTTCCGTAACCAACACCGCCATTCGTAGGGGTAGCCGTAGAGTTTGTACCGCCAGAGGCAATAGCCAACGGAGAGCTGGTCAGCGTTAATGTGCCAGCAGACAGCGCAGTGGCTGTCATGGTTGTGCCGTTCCAAGTCAGGCCAGCAGCAGCGCCAAAGTTACCTGCGTTATTAAACTGAATCTGCGTGTTAGAGCCTGCGGGGTTTCCACCGCCAACCTTTTCAAAGTCGCCTAGCGCTGTATTCCAAGCAACCATAGCCTGATCGCCAGCCACAATGGTTACGCCAGTGGTAAAAGTAGCAGGGCCGCCACGAATAACAATAGACTGCGTACCACCTGTGTTGTTAAACACGACATAGATTTTGCTATCTTTGGGAGCGTTAATGTTTCTTGTTACTGTGCCTGTAGCCGTCCAATTGATAATGGCAGAGCGGGCTTGATTGGACGTGCCATCCGTGTCGGTCAAGGTTACATCTGCATCTGCTGTCAGAGTGGTTGTACCTGCAATGGCCGTATCCAACAAGGATGTCAGCGCAGTATTAACTGTAGTGCCCCAAATACCAACCAGATCGCCCGTGGTTGGGAGAGCCAGTCCAAGTAGAGGGGTGTAATTTACGACAGCCATATTTATTCCTTAAACAACCAGCCAACGCTGACCGCTGCCAACCGTAACAGTTACACCTGAATTAATCGTAACAGGCCCAACACTGAACCCGTTCTTTGCCGTTGTCAGTGTGTAATTAGATGAGATTGTCTGGTCATTTTCTAAAATAGGCGTAGATTGAGCAACCGCACCCCAAGCAAATGCAGAACCATTCCAATACAGATATGTGCTAGATACTGTGGGAGCCACAGCAAAGTTTGTTGTGCCAGCGGATGTGTTGTACACAATACGGTTAGCCGCGCCGCCCGCTACATTTGTAGCAGTTGTTGCAGTGGTTGCGTTACCTGATAAAGCTGCGGTAATTGTTCCAGCAGCAAAATCTCCAGAACCATCTCTTGCCACAACCTTGGAGGCTGTGTTAGCCGAAGTCGCGTCAACGGTTGCTGTTACAGCAGCAGAGCCGTTAAAACTTGTGCCCGTCAGATATGTACCCAACGTCAGCGCATTCGCCACAGACCCAGCCGATCCAGAGATGTTGCCAGACACTTGAGAGCCAGTGATGGCAATACTTGTATTGGTTACAGAAGTAAGTTGCCCCTGAGCATTAACGGCAAACACAGGAACCGCAGACGCAGAGCCGTATGTATTAGCTGATACGCCCGTATTAGAAATATTGAACGTGGTAGCTGGCGAAAGGTTCAGACCCGTGCCAGCGTTGTACACCTGTGCGGAGCTAATCTGGGCAAATGTAATGTTTGTTGTGCCAAACGTAATAACGCCCGGTGTAGTTACAACATAAGTCTCGCCTGCGCCTGTATCGCCGTCGGTCACAAAGAAAGCGTCGTTGTACCCTATAGCATCAGGATCACGTAGGCCGTAGGTATCTGCGTCGGTCGACCGAGTAAGTACCCAATTTGTGCCGCCGGGATCAGGTGTGCCAACCGTTGTAACCGTGTAGACGCCATTTTCAAAAGCGTTGGTCTGGTTATAGATCAAGACCCTCTTGGTCGTGGTCATCAACACGCCATCAATAGTCAACGCAGCTTTAGTGCCGTTATTAGTAAGTGTAGCGCCAACGCCATCTCCCGCGCCGCCGGGCTGGTTATATGTGGCATTTAAGTTACCCGCAGTATTGGGGGACTCAACAAAGACAGGCTCATGGTACGAGATACCTTGAGTGACCAAACCATCCACGTACTGTTTGTTGGCAATATCTGTGTTGGCCGCTGGAGTTGTTGAGACTGTGCCTGTAGTCAAAGCCGCAGAAGTGGCAGTAATTGCACCAAATGCGGTTTGGACTACTTGCGTCCCTGCTTCGTTTTGGTACGCCGACCGTGAGGATGGGTATGTTACAAATACGTCCTTGGGGTTGGATGTAAACGATACCAGCGATCCACCATTGCTGGAAGACAAAACTGTTGTACGGGATAACGTAGTGCCAGAAGAAGTGTAAGTGCCAATACCTACTTCCCATGCGCCTGTAGCGTTGTCTGCAATAGCGTAATAAGTACTGTTGCCATCACCTACTGCGGCAAAAGATTGAAAGCCCGTAACCGCTCCAGCAAGCGTTAGTGTGCCCGTCCCAGCCGTTGTGGACGTTTCTTTGACCCGATCTTTTAGTACTAACGCCATTTTTTGTCCTTACGATGGGATGTTCGTCCAACCGGGGGTTTGTTCATCGTTTATGTTTGTCCAGCCGCTGCCTTGGACATTGTTGATATTTTGCCAGTTTGGAGTCTGGCTGTCATCAATTACCGCCCAAATAAGTGCAGTGCCGATATTTACATAAAGCTGAATGCCTGTTGGCCGCGCATTGATTTCTCTTACAGGGATTAAAGAGTCAGACCCAACTACACTTTCGGCAATCACTGCGCCAAAAATAGTCCTGACTAAATACGCATCTGTTGCTGTAGCGCCTTCAGCAAGAGCAACATTAAGAATTCTGGCGGAAGCAAACTCATCAAATACCAACCCCATCTCAGCAATTGCTGCGGCAAAGTCTGCACGAGAGATAAAAGAGTCAGAGCCAGTAGCAGCCTCGGCAATAGCCCCAATTAAGATAGCCACCGCACTGTTTACATCTGAAGCCGTGGCAGATTCTGCACGGGCCACGTTGAAGATATTATTAAGGGTGTTGAACGTGTCAGTACCCGTAGCCATCTCGTTTTGAGATACAAACATATTGGCAATAACCGTTTGAGTTGCCACTGCCGCAGCAAGTTCAGCCTCAGTCCCAGCAAATGTAGCCAACACCGATTGAACGTTATTTGCTACTGCGGATTCGGAGATGTCGACACCAAACGTAGCCCCGCCTAACGAGGCAAAGGGAGACTGAGCAAAAGTTACATCTCCAAACACCACTCTACCTATCAGGCAGCGTCAAGGGAAAACTGATACGTTACGTTCAGTGTGTCACCGCTGGCTACAGACTTATCACCGCCTGTAAAGTCACCGGCAGAGAACAAAACACCTGAGTTGTCGGTAGTAGAAGCCAAGAACGCACCAGCAATCGTAGCCGTACCTGTAATGGCAAAAGCAGAAGGTGAAGCTGAGTTGCTAATCACTGAAGGGTCTGCGGTTGTAGCTGTACCAAACGTCACAGTCTTGCGGCTACCTGTGTAGTCAGTGTTCTCTGTCCAACCTGCATGAGATGCCAAGGTGTCAGCAGCAGCAAACGTTGTACCGGAGCCGGGGCCAGTCACCAAACCCAAGTACCAGACTGCTGTATAACCCGAACCTTTGAAGTACTTGCTGTTCATATCTTGCAAGCCTTCATTCACAACTAAGTTGTGGAAGGTGTCAGACCACTTTTCAACCCCATCAGGGCCTACGCAAGTAACGGTGTAAACACCACCAGCAGAAGCTGAATCGCCACTCTTGGGGAATGTCAACAACCCAGCAGACACAACGTCTTGGGCTTTGCTTTTTTCTGTACTCATGATGCGTCCTTAAGAGATACGAACGATTGCGCTATTGGCATCGGGCGTTGGGAAGATAACTGTGAATGTGTCGTTGTTAACTGTTTTGTCAGCACCAAAGTCCAACACGGCAACCGATTTGTTACCCTGAGTGGAATTGTAAATTAGTGCCGCACGACAAGTAAACGAGGCGCTTGTCCAAGAAGAGTTGCTAAACGAAATAAACGCAGTGGGGACAGATGCCGTGTTATTGCCAGAAGTGGGAGATACAGATATAGCCAATGTATTTCCACCTGCTGTATATCCTGTCCCAACAACTTGTCCGTCGGTTGTATACACCGTAGTGTCAGCGTTAATGTTTGCCGCCGCCGTGTACAAAGCAATCTTGAACGTGTTAGGCGTAGTTGGCCCAAAGTTGTGAACCGCCTGAAGCAGTTCAACTTTAAAGCTTGTGGTCGCGGTTTGAAGAATACTCATGATACTTGAACCCTAACTTGACCATCACGATAAGCATCCATGCGTTGCTTACCATCAGCCAGATTTTTATACAGAGCAATTGCTTGAACATAGCGATCTTGCGCTAACTTAACCATATCTGCCTCGCCCTTCATGTATGTGTACGCTTCACAGATAGTCCCATACAAAAGCACAGAGTCAAAGTTATCACCTAGCCAAGATGTACTAGCAGTCACAATGGACTCTGGGTAGTAGTAGTAATGCAACTCGGCCCTGTAAGCCACATCAGGCGTTGGGCCAACCATGAACGACAACTCGTTTACATCATTAGACTGAGGGCCAAAGATTGCGTAATGCTTAGGCTTACCCGTAGTTGCTGGGTTTGGATATGCTTCACGCATGAAGTTTACATCTTTGTTCAGCAAATACAGGTAGTCGCCCGTGCCTGAAGCTGGGTATATGGCAAGGCTATACGTAGACAAAAAATCAGATGGCGCTGCTAAATACTTATTGCTGGCAGTTAACTGGCCTGTCACGTTCTTTCTTAGATTAGCAGGTTGCGCCGTGTTATAGATGCGCTGCTCCGCCTGACGAATGAACGTATTCATATTGTCAGTTGGGAAAGAATTCTCGCAGTAGTCTCCTACTTGCGTGACAAGCTGGGTGTAGTTCATGCCATTGGGCCTCGTGCCATCAAGCCTTTAGTAGCCGCGCCCGTACCGCGCATCTTAATGCCAGAAGTTTTAGGAGTGCCACCAGAGGATTTGTTGATATTCCCAACAGTCATTTCCACAGTGTCAGCACGGCTTAAGTTTTTACCAGAGCCAGGATTTCCTTTAGGAGCAACCTTTTCACCCTTCATTGTGTGCGGAGGAGCGTAGACCTTAGCATCACCAACTTCTTTACCCATCATCATTTTGCTGTATTTAGCCATATTAGCCTCGCTTTTGTGCTGCAATTTTTGCCAAATTACGACCCATTGTCTTCATGTCAGAGTTGGTTTTACCCTTACCCTTACCTGTTCCGCCTTTTGTTTCTTTTGCAGAATGGCCGCTGTTAGGAAAGATGTGAACATCAGTCTTACCTTTTTTAGCGACTCCATCTGCTGATCGTGTATATGCCATGTTTAGCTCCCTATTTGAATCGTTACTGTACCAACTTGTGCGGCTAATGCCAAGTAGTTGGGTGTTAAATATGCGTCAAAACCACTAGACCCACCTACCGGGTTCCAACCCCACTGAATGTCACGCGAACCACCTGTTAAATTACCCGCAGCATTCAAGCCCGCCGTCACATACGTTGTATCTGGCCGTGGCTGATACAGCGCCTGTGGATCATAAACAGGATACATTCCCAGCTGCAACTGCGGCTGATCTGGATCCCAACAAGCCTCACAAACTTTCAGCTGATAAAGCTTGGTCTTGATGACCTCCATCTTTAACTGCTTTAACTTGTAACGCTGCCCACACCGATCACATTCGGCAATAGCATATTTACCGGATGCAAACGGAGTTGCCATTAAGTACCACCACCAATGAACGCAATCCGAGGCACCAGCCTCAATGTAGCCTTCTCGCGATCCTCTTGAGCTGCCAAAGCATACTGTTCGTCATAAACCTTTTTAAGCATATCCAGACGGCCTTGCAGTTCAGGCACTTTCATGGCTATGTAGTAGGCTAATCCAGCCGCTACGCACGGTAGGAATCTAAAATTCATATCTGACGTCTGTACACCAGCGCCAGCGTCTTGAATGCGGCGCATTCTGTAATACACAAACTGGTACTGCTGTGAGTTATCAGGCGTAGGCCACACTGTAATAGCCGGCAGCTGGGGAACGTAAACAGGTTCTGCAACACTTTGAGCAGCTGCTGTCGTATTGTTCTGGCCACGGAACACACCACCCAGCGTATCACCACTGATATATGTGTAGTAAATGTCTTCTGTGCCAAGGCGAATAAATCCAGACCCAGCTAATCCAACCACCGAACTAAGCGTGATTGATGTGTCTGTTGACGTAATAGCTGTGCTAAGAACGGATTGAGTTGGATTGGTTTCACCAGACAAACGCTGAATCCACACTTGGATTGGCCGCCCCTGAACAAGCTTGTTAGGGATCGTTGCATATGTAGAAACACTAATACGGGTAATGCTCAAGTCTGCCTGAGTAGACGAATTGTTTGCTTGCGTCCGGATCACATGATCTAGCAAGTCAATCGTATCTGTAGGCAAAGCATATGTGGCCAGACCCGGAGTCAAAGTAATAGTCCCTGTCTCAATCGTCCACATATTGATGCCGCGATTTGCCCACTCAATGGTCATCAGATTAAGAGAACGGCGGGCTGTGCGCAGGTCATAACCTGAACGCATCTCCCGACCAGCTCTCTCCCACGCCTCTTCCGCGAGCTCAGTGAACTCCATGTTAAAGGCTGTGGTTCCTGAAGTTGTCATTTGCTATATCCTAAAGACTTAAGAAGCGCAGCTAATTTTTGTGAGTCAGCAAGAGATCCAACACCTTGACCTTGTACCGCCCGTTTAAGCAGATCTACACGCTGATCTTCAACTTCATCTTGTTGAGGATTATTTAGCTTGAAAAGGTTTGCTTCTGGCTCGTTATAACCATTGACTGGTATATCGGCTGGGTTAAAAGGAATTTGAGGCGTAACATTTTCCGCTGGGTTGTACCCAATTTGCGGCTCTTGATAAGCTGGCTGATCACCGGTAAAACCATACATCTCCCTCAAACGCGCCATAGTCATTGGGTCATTGGCATAGCTTTGGAAGAATTCTGGCGTTCCAACATTAACACCGCCTTGGCCATTGTCTACACCAGCGATAAATGTGCCGTCATCCATAGTAATGCCGCCGGTACGAACTTTGTCGTATCCTTGGCCATTCCATACGTACTGAAACTCAGACGGATCAAGCCCTCTTGTAGCTCTGTCCATGGCTGTTTGCTCTGGTGTATAGCCAGAGATAGGCTGACCGTCATATCCAATTTCAGTCAAAGTGCCATCTGCATCTTGACGATAAGACGTCCGAGGCTGCGTAGGCTGCACAGGATAAATTTCTGGCGGCTCTTCATACCTTGGCGCAATTGGAGGAGGAGGTGTTACATCCATTGACCTAGGAGGGGGTGGCTCTTCTCTTGGAGGACGAGGGGGCTCTTCATACCTTGGACGAGGAGGTTCCTCTCTTGGAGGACGAGGACGCTCTGGCTCTGGACGAGTTACTTCACGAATATCTTCTGCTTTACGTGGCTCTTGTGTTCGGGTTGGTTCTGGATTTGTATCTGGTGAGCTTGTTGTCTCTGGAGACGTTGCTTGTTGTGGCGCCTGATATGGGCCGCTAACACCAGCAGAAGAGAAATATGTACTAATTTGTTCTGGGCTATATCCCGTAGCTCTTGCCAAGTCTTCTGCAGTAACTTGATACATTTGAGCTGCTTGAGCAATAGCAGCTGGGTTGCCAAGGTTCTGCTGAACAAAAGAGCCAATGTCAGAGTCCGATACACCACCAGCAGCGTATCTCATAGCAGATCGCAAGTTTAGAGGTGCTTGGCCGATGCGCTGTTTGTTTGGCGCATCTTGAATATTGCCGCGCTCTTTGGACATTAGTTTGTTGTATAAATTAGGCATTATTTTTTCGCAGTCTTTGCAGATTGAACAAAAGCGTCAGCAGTAGGCGCGCCCTTAGAGCCAACCTTACGCATCTTCTCGCCGGATCCAGCAGCAATACGTTTTTTCTTGGCGTTAATGTTGGCATACAAGCCAACGGAGCCGCCTTTAGCGTATTCAGTAAAGTCAGTGTCATCACGCCGTTCTTTACGGACGCCCTTTGGCATCTTTGAAGCACGGATGGCGCCCATCCCACGGCTGCCCATCATGATTACACCATCTTGCCACGGGTGTGGCCTTTAACCGCGCAACCATCGCCGCGAGATGAAGCAGAAACTCTGCCGCCAGATTTATAAGGATTGGGCATAGCTTTTTCATAAGCTGCATCAGCTTGTTTGGCGGCCTTGCGGTCTTTCATCATTTGACGAGCTTCGCGTTCAGCTGGGCTGCGCTCTTCGTCATTCATTTCTGCCACTGTCTTAGGGTTAACAAACCCACGGCCAGCACCAGCTTCGCTTTTACCTAGCAATCTATCAAGCATACCCATGATGTTCTCCTTAGCAGCTGCCGCCGCCAGCCATTTTTACTTGAGTGCCACGGGTTTTACCACGCTGGGCAATTCCATTGGCAGAAGAACGGAATGTGCCGCCCTTGGCCAGCTTGGTCATAGGCTGACCTTTGTGCAAACGGCCTTCGTGTTTGTTCACAGCCTTTTGCATCATGGCTTTGTCTTGTTTCATATCCATTGCCATGTCTTCTTTCATGTCGCTTTTCATATCGCCACCTTTTGCAAATTTAAGACCTTTATCGGCCTTGTTAAAATCTTTCCCCACGGACTGTGGGACTCCTGCTTTCTTAGCAAACGATGGCGAATGTGCAATCGCGGCCATGAAATTATGTTGTTTCTTACTTACGCTCGGCATCATTATCTCCCTTGCCGAATAAGCTGGTCAATCTTTTCTTCAAGCTTGTTAAAGCGTTGATCAATGTGACTTGTAATGCGGTCAACTTCTGCTTGAGTAACGTTATCACGGGCAACCTCCTCGCGTGTTTTGTTGAGCAAAATGCTAATACGAGCCAGCTCTCTGAACTTCTCGTTCATCATGTACGCTAACAGCGATATTATCAGTGATAATATGGCCGACCAAACAAGGCTAAAATCTAGCATTTCCAGGCTCTTAACGATTTATTAATACGTGAATCGTGATCTTTTGCCGTCTTTGCGCTGGTTAATTTCTTTTTCATCCCTTCCATCCTCGCACAGAAAGAGTCCTTGCGGGAGCCGCCTTCTGGCTGGGGAGGTTTCAAGTTCATGCCTTGCTTTTTCGCGGAGGCTCGGCCTTTGGCGTTCAAGCCGCCCTTGGTGTGGGCGGCGGCTTCCATCAGACGATGTTGGGCTGGTGATTTGCTTGGCATATCAAGGGCCGTCTTTGATCAAGATGATGTTGAAGT